CCTAACTTCAAATCTCCGGCAGATTTCCATCCATCATCGGTCAAAAAGGGATGCTCGGGAGTAACATGGACCCAGCTGCTTTCTTCATTCTTACCATCGAGCTTCGCGCGGATTTCGACAATGTCTCCTCGATACTTATCCCAATGGTCGGAAGGCAACCCACTTAAAAGTCTCGTCACCTTTCTGAATCGCCCACGATGAGTCAATACCAAATCGCCAACATCAATGCTTGATATTCTCTTCCAACCCTTGTCCGTATACACGGACGTAATTCCGCTTGTAAAACAATTACTTAAGCACCTACTCGTCCCATCGCGAGGTGTGGCGGGCAAGGTTTTCTTTGTATATGGACTCCCTGCGGCAAACCTAATGCACGAATCACAATGGCGGGCTTCACGAAGTATCCAATGTATCTTCACAAACTCAGGAGACCCCTCAACCTGTCCATGATGAAAAACACCATCCAGCGTCTCCGTATACATGGACAGACGATCTTCTATGCCCATGACCAATGCGTTCTGCTTAATGTCCTCGACGAACTTTCCAAGGTATCCGAACTCTTCGGCCTCGGCGCCTTTCAACCACGTCTTGTCCTGTTCCCAAATCCCGAATGGATTCCCAACAGACCTAACTCCCAATCCATAAGCCTTTTCCCAGGCATCCTTAATCTCAGAATGCCACAACGTCTCCATCACTTCAGTCGTGATTTCTCTCTTCTGGAAAGAACCAAGAATACCGAACAGGGCATCCTTGAACTCTTCTTTTAAGCCATCATAATCAGAGACGGCCTGCGCAATCATCCTCTTGTCCAGGTTCGTACGCAGGCTCCCTATCAACCTAACAAGCGTGGACATGAGAATAGCCTTCTCGTTGGCAAACGTTCTCCGGCCACCAAATGATTTACCTTCTGTCAGGTTGCAAGCGGTTTGCAAATTCATTTTCTATTGGAAACCCAATCAGCTTGTCCTATACTCATCATCAGCCTGTAATCTTGTGGGCCGAAACACTTTTTCCAGTCTAAAGCATTTCCTTAGCCCTCGTTATTTCCGCATGCTTGAAACTTCCCGGTAGCATGGATTTAAGAGATTTATTCAAAAGAGTCATTGCCAGCTTCTTGTCCCCTTGGGCCTTTCGGAGCGCCCCATCAGCCCACATCCGCGCTCCCCTCTTTAACGTGACACCATCGGAACCTACGCTTGTGTCTTTATACATGGAAACCCGACTGCCACCAGGGGGACCGCCACCACTAACCTTGTGGGCGGAGATGCCACCACTAACAATCTCAATCTTTGCGTCCGGCTTAATCTTCCAAGGCGTACCACCTCTCTCACCGGGATGCTGTCTAATCATTACGGCAATCTCGCCCTTCCTCACGATTTTGTCGGAGATTATGCCAGCAATTTTCTTTCCGTCCTTATCCGTAACCCGAACAGCAACCCCTGTTTTTAGAGACGATTGGGCATTTCGGTAGCTAACCGGCGAACCGGGACTCTTCATCAATGGCGATGGACCGGTAGATAATTTTGCCCCTGCTCCTGCCACTGGCTCCCCTCTAACACCGAGTGCTTTATGAACATTGAAACCTGGAGTTCCTTGCTGCCGAACCACGCTAACATTATCTGTCTTTCGTATTGTTACTCCTTGCGCCCCTTGCCTAGAGCCAAGAGAAACACCACCAAGCTGGACTCTATCTGCACCCTTCCCCGTGGCATCAACATGGCCGCTAAATACCGTTTTCCCACCAGCACCAGTGACAGTCACAAACTCACCAGTTTTGACTTTCCACGCTTCGGCAGACCCACCCTTGCCAATAACCGCACCCTTGTTACCCGTGATCTTTCCAGCACCCGCACCGCCGCTAACCTTGTGGGCGGAGATGCCACCACCTTTTCCACCGCCACCCAGCGAACCACCGCGCATCCCAGGGCGTCCCTTGTGACCCCAATTGCCACTACCTGCACCACCTTCAAAAAGGTCAGAAATTACCTCACCGGCAATTGACGTTGCTAAATTTTCCATTTCCATGTCTCCCTCCTTATCGGTTAAGTTCAATATCAACTAGATCTCTTAATGTCTCGACAAGATTTATCATCTGAAGCGTCGCTATATGAAAGCCATCGGACCGATATAATCCGTTACTCCCATCTTCCCCCTGAGAAACCATCGCTTTAGGATTCAGGCCACCCACTTGAGGGGTCGTCATTCCCGTCGCCCCGGCAGCCCTCAGCGACGGCGTTGGTGCTGTTTTAGGGGATGGTGATGTAAGGGGTGTAGGTTTATCTTTTAATACGGCGGCAATTTCTTCATCGGGCAAGCCAAGAAAAGTCCGGAGAATGTACTCATCGCCGAGGAGTTGCATGTCAACCTTGTAAACCTTAGCAACATCAGCCTTTAACTTCTCCATCGTCCATTTCCGCATCTCGTCAACCATCGAGATCGGCTCAAAACTAATTTCGTACAGTCCCTTCGCTGGCTCAACGCCTCGAAGTTTTAGCTGGTAATCGATGACCTGGTACAAACCCGTCCGTAACGCCTTCCGAATCCTTCCAACCGTCCGCGCAAACTGAATGTCCTCTTCAACGATCGTAGCCTTTGCCTTCACGTCCTTCTCGAGGCCAACAAATGCCTTCGGGACCTTCAACCCTGCGAACAGCTTCGTTTGGAAATATTCCACGTCTCGGATGTTGCCAAGATTAGTTGCACCCTGCAGAACATCAACGTCAGCTTTTGACTCCTTCGTTACTCCTAGAAAAAAATCTTCTTCTGCAGATAATGGATTCTGAGTCGTTTCAAGCTGCCCCGTCACGGGGTTAACCATTCTCTTCTTTTTAAACTCTCTCTTTACGTCTTCGACATATGACTTTCTCTCGTCTCGGTCCAGACCATCAACGTCAACCAAAATTTTATATCTCAGATGGGACCGCGTCAGCCGACCAATTACCATCCCGTCTTCCATCATTTGCAGTTGCTTATAGACCCGGCGGATCGATTTCATTACGCTCTCGCCGTAAAGTTTCTTTTGCCCACCATTTCTCCAATGAACTATCTGCCATTTCTCAAACTCAGCAACGGTGATGGTTCCACTTTCATCCTTCTGTGAATATGGCCTTTCCTTATCACGACCATACTCATCCACTTCCCTATGTATCATTGCCTGTTCAAGCGGCTTTAATCTGTCAATCCATCCTTCCGAATCAACAACAACCTCGTCAAACTCGTCTCCCATTTTGGATAAATTTCTTGCAGTATCCCAAAGCGTCTCATGGATATTCGTCCTGGCTAACAACTCGTCTATAATGTTTTGAGCTCTCGGGTTCTTACTCTTTACCTCAATTGCATTACCAGTCTTCCCTTTCTCCTTTGTCGCATTGTCGGCGTAAAGGTCCAAAGCTGTTGAAATTTCTGGATATTCTTCGTCCATGATCAAGTAATCGGTATATTTCGCCTTCCTCGTGCGCTCAATCTTGATTTTTTTATAGTAGAGACTCGCAGCAAAACTTTCGAAACTGGACTCGGTCGTCTCTTCCCTCTTCTTCGGCGGCGAGGCAAGTTTCGACAGGGCAGCACTTATCCTATCGATCAACGGGATATTAATTTTGACTTCCATATTCGAATCCTTTCAATCTCTACGCATTTGCGTATTATCTACCCAAAAAAATAGGCACTCTCAACTGCCAACGCTGGAAGTGCCTACAAAAAAAGGGGGGAGCAAATAAGGATTTTCTCATACCATAGTTTCGATCCATGCCTTCACTGCTTGTTTGTTTGTTTGTTTGTTTGTTTCAATCCACGCTCCTTCACGGGAGCGACCTTCAATACACCTTTACCATACATGGATTTTTCGATTTGTCAATGTCCAGAGAATCCTGCCGCCACATGTGCTACCAAGCGACATATAAATTACACCTTAAACCCATCGAGATCAACCCTCTCCTGGAGAAGAACCAATTCAATCGTATGGAAAATGGCCTTGCAGTGCCGACACTTTCTTTTCCTTCTCACTAAACCATTTTTTGCCTGCCATGTTCGTAGGACCTTTTTCTGAGCGCTCGTATTTTTACAATCTGGACACTTCATGCGCTTACCTTATCACTTGCTGAGCAACCATTTTGTCTCTTCAAACTTTCTTTTTATTTCATCATCGATCGTAGATTCCACAATCCCAAGAGACGGCGCAACAGGTTCTGCCACCTTCTTCGTCTCGCAGTTATAGACCACTCCTGCAAGGCTATCGCTCATGTCTTTATTTCCTGCGGGCCTATGATCGACCTTCCCCTTTCGCTTATTCCATTCCAACTGCCTCAGTTCGTTCACCCCAAATGGATGCAAATATCCCTTCAGCCTTGTCTCATAGAGTGCCATCTTTAATCGGTTATAGGGCTGCGGGTTAACGTCAACGCTTAACTCTTCAACGTTCATGCCCTTCTCTTTCAACTGCTGTTGCGTGTCTTTCGATTGGAAAGAGTCCATCGTTATCAGGGCAAACCTAAATCCCATCTCCTTCAATTCAAAAATCAACTGGCGTATGTCGCCCAGGATGATCTCTCCGGCGGGGGGCGGAACGATCCGCAACCACAGATCGACATAAATCAAAGGAAGCATTTCGGTAAACGCTTCCTTTTTCGTTTTGGGTTCCAACGTTCCAGGTTCAATAATCTGTATCGTTCTCCAACGTGTCCTTTCCTCGTAATGGCTGACGTGCCCCATACAAAACCCTGCCGCGTCACCACTGATCGAAGGATCAATATGGACATAGCGTCGAGTTTTGGGATTTACTTTTGGTCTCAAGCCTTCAAATTTCACTACCCCAAACTCATTCTCTTCCTTCACCCACTGGCACAACACATCTCTCAAAACATAGGCGCCGTCTCTTAGCGTCGTTTCGTAGGCGCTAAACGGATGCCTTCGATTATCCTCATACATCTTCGCAATCATATCCCTCTTCGTAATAAATGGTTCAATTGCTACGGTCGCTTTCCCCGCTAAATCGCGAAGACTGCCCTCCATGTCGATCTCGAAATCATGCCTGAACTCAATCGGGACCTCGATCTTCTCCTCTTCCTCTCCAAGCTTTTCGTCGTCTTTCGGCACTCTTCCAAGGCCGGACTCTCT